TTCGTTATTTAGTCTTGACAATATACATTCCAGATTTTTTATCGAATTCTATAGAGACTATTTTTTCTTTTGCGATAACTAATTGTTTTTTAAATGTTTCAAGTTCTTTAGGGGATTCAATGAAATAACAATAATTAGCACAACTAAGCAAAAGAAAAGTTAAAAATATAATTGTTGTTCTAATCATTGTTATTCCTTTCATTATAACAAATTTAAAAATTAAAGTCAAATAAAATTATCAGCTCCACGGAGAATTGTGTGGAAATGCTTTTCCAGAACTATTAGCCCAATCTGTTTCATCTCTTGGCCTACTTCTTTCTACTTCTCGTTTTGTTCTTTCTTTTTCAGTTTCATGGAAAATAGGAGAATTCAACCATTCTTTTTTAGAGTCTTGAAATAGTTTTATCAACCAATCCATAATTTTATCGAAATTTTCAGGAACACCTTCAAGTTTTCTTCCTCTAACCTGTCTTAAAATAAATTCTAATTCTGGATTATTATGTCTGAAAATCCACTCATCTGCTATGAAACCTGGTATTCGCTCTGGGTTTTCTCTTGTTCTTTTAATATAATCTTTCCACAAATAATTATATCCAGCTGTTCCTGGTTCACCCTCGCCAGCTTCACCCTCATTAATATTTTGACTTCTAAATTCGTTTTCCATAAAATCGATAAAACTCATAATAAATAACCTCTAAATTAATTGTTTTAAAACTTCTCTTTCATTGATTGATATTCCATCTATCAAACCAAAATCATAACTTGATTCTAACATTCTATTAAATATAATATCTTCTGCTATTGTAAATGCAGATTCTTTTAAACCTTTAACAGTACTATTATTGTCAACTCTATAATCCCACTCGTTAAAATCATCTAATGAAATTTCAGAATCATGTTTATGTATATCCTTATTACTATTTATGGTTCTATCAATTCTAATTGTAATAGTGTCAAACTCATCAGCAAACATATGCTCAATTTCATTTGGGTATCTACAGTCAGTGATAATAACAACTTGCTCAGGAGATTGAATCACCTTATCTTTAAGTTTATTAACCCACCAATCCTCGTCAACTCTTTTACGAAAAATATCGGTTCCATAAGTTTGAATCAAAATTCTTGAAAGGTCTGTTTTTTTCTCAAACCAATTTTCATCTCTGATAATAAGTTTTCCTATAGATTTTTCAATATCATCTATGCTCGAAGCATTAAACATTTCATTTTTAGTATCTGCGTATAATCTAAATTTTCGATGAATTTCATTTGCTATTTTTGTCAACTCGCTTGATAAATTTTGAAAATCCTCATTACAACCAGTCTTAACACTTTGAGCAAATGAATCTTGTTTAACAGTAAAATTATGTTTTTCAAATTCTTTCTGAACACAATTAGCAAATTCATTCTTCCCAACGCGCATTTTTCCAGAAACACATAACACAATCTTTTTCATAAACTCTCCCAAATTCAATTTAACTATTCATTGAGAAGAATAGCAGAAACATCAATATAATCTTTACCAAAATTACCTTCAACAATAATACCGCTTACTAAATTTACTTTACCACAACTACATTTACCAACATTTTCGATAATAGTTTCACAATGTACACATTTAATTCTCTTAGGAATTACTAACATAATAAAATCTCCTTTAATTTAAAAATTATTCATCTTCACCATCTTCATCTTCTTCGTATTCTTCTTCATTTTCATATTCTTGTCCAAAAATTTCATCTAATTGTTCTGTCAATAATGCAATTCTTGTTTTAGAATTTCCATCATAATCATAATATTCATCTGAATGTCCATTATAATGAATTATAGTTCTACCACACTGATCACACAATAGGGATTTTTCTGGAACATCTTTGGGCAATCTAAAACTATAAAAACCCATTCCACAAGTACATTCAACATTCAAAAAATTATCGAGTTTAGAATCGTTATCTGGATGAAAATCATTCATCATATCGATTTTTTTATTAATCATGTCTTGATAATATTTTTGTATTTCATTCTTAGTACAATCAGATTCTCTTCTGTCATCTTCTCGTATGTCATTAAATCTACTCGAATCTAAACATAGTTCAATACCATTAGCATTTAATTCAATACCAGCATCTTCTAATGATCTACCTATTAGGTATTGTAACATCCTTATTCCACTTACATATCCAATCAACCACGATCTGTTTTGAACTGTTATAGGAACGTATTGAGATTTATTCTCAAATTTCGGTGGTTTATATTTTTTCATGTCAATCCCCCTTATGTGATGTTAGGAGAATATTTATGAAAATTATTTTTTACCGTATTTGTAAATTTCTAAAATTTCTTTCAATTGAGATTCTTCTAACATTTTTATATATTCATCGGCTTCTCTTAATCCGATCTGAAAATGATTAGCAATTACTATTTTATCATCAGCAGATAAATCTTTAGCTTTCTTTATATATTTAAAATAGAATTTCTTTTTGGGGAGAGTAGAATGAAAATACCGAAAATGAACATCTTTCGGTACATCATATCTATTAATCTCATTCACTAAAGGTATCAATACTTCAGACATAGAAAGAAAACGATTGACAATAAATGTTTGATAACCTTTGCGGATTTCATCATTATCAAAATCCAATTCCTCTTTCGTGTGAGTCATAGCATTAAGTATATCAAAAATTTCCATTAGTTATTTCCTTTCCTCTTATTATAACATATTAAATTTAAAAAGCAAATGAATTATGGCATTTCAAAGTGTGGAAAGTCTGGTGATTTAAAACGTCCACCCCACTTCAAACCAACACTTTCACCAATCTTCCCAGATTCAGTATAATCGGGAATCTCATTACCATTTACATTCACTTTAATATCCCATGTTGGTTTATTATTTTTAGTGATAACAATATCAAATGCTCTTGCCTTATCATTAGCAGTATTACCATCATCCAAATTGACAATGTGTTTGGAAGCCATAGTCCAAGTCACTTTAACATTTTCTTTATCTGTAATTGGTGGCATTTTCGCCATTACTCTCAATGTATTCACTTCTTCTATAGGTTGCCTTCCTTGGCTATAGAGAGCGACTTGTTCTTTCACATCTCTTGCTGTACATGTAACAATATAGGGAATCTTCGCCTCAATCATTTTATACATAAACTTCTCATAAAGAAGTCTCATCTCTTTCGTCAAATCTTCTGGTTTTCTCGATGACATAATTTATTCTCCTTTAAATTTCAATTTCAATAATATTAGATTTAATATCTTTCAATTTAAATTGATCTGCCTTAAACGGTAACTTATATCCCTTGTTAATCCATTTGTCAATAAACTTTTCCTTTGCGATTTTCCAAGATTCTGAAACAGCACCCATACCAACAGAATCGTGATATATAAGAATATCGGCAATAGCAACTTTATATCCAAGATCAAGAACATTCATACATAAATCTAAATCATAAAAATCATTACCATCAAATGTATCGATATCAAATTTCAAACCTTCTTTAAGAAATTTACCCCTTGTTATCATCATACATCCATCAATAGCAACTAAATTATCAAAAAATCCAACAGGTCCCTTTTGTAAATGATAACCATCACCGGGTTTTCCACCATCATTAACACCACCCTTACCTTGAATCAAATGCCCTACAGTAGCACCAAATTTATTTCCATCATTATCTATTATCAACGGAGTATTCATCCACCAACCACCAACACTTTTGATTTCAGTTGAACCAGCAACACCCAAAATAGCAACATCTGGTTTATCTGAAAAAAGCAATTCGATTTTTTCACGAAACAGATCATCAATAATACCAACATCGGAATGAAGAAATATTATGATATCATTGTCATCTAAACCAGCCTGAAACAATGCTTCAATTCCAGCAGAATATTTTTTAAAGATATTTTCTGGAGCATTCAAATCTTTATCAAAAACTTGAAGAACTTGTGCGCCTATTTTTTTCATAGAAGGTTCAGTAAACATTTTAAATTTCTGTTCATCCTTCTCACCCATTCTCGGAATAATACACTTAAAATTTGCCATTATTTATATCCTCATCAATTTATGTTTCAATTACAAAATTCCAATAATTTCTAAAATCATCGCCACGGCATTAATTTCTTTGTCACATACTGTTGAATTTCGAAACATACAATCTGAAATAATTAGAATAGCCTGTCCTTGAGAATCTTTTGGTAACATCGGAACTAAATTATCAAAAAGCAATCTAAACAACTCATCATAATTATAATTCCTCTCAATTAAATACTTTCTCGCAGCAGTCAATTTTTTTTGTAAAATCATTTCATAAAATTCTAAATCTACAACATCCACATCAAATATTCCAATATCTATAATACCACTTTTCTTAGAATATTGTTGTAAAATATTAGTCATCTTTCTTATATCGGGATAATATGTATTCACTAATTGTTCGATTGTATTGTTATCAAATACTACATTTTCAGATTTCAATATACCACAAAGTCGATTTAGAATTATCGGCTTCATTTCATCTTGAGACTCTTTATCGGTAATATTAAAATCAACAACCTGACATCTCGACTGAATAGGTTCTATAATTTTAGTCAAGTAATTACATGTAAGTATGAACCGACAAGAATCTTGAAATTCTTCCATGAATGCTCGCATAGAATTTTGAAGAGCTGGAGTTGAACCATCAAATTCATCACATATACAAATTTTCTTTCCACCAACATTATCACCGAACATTGAATAACTCGTAGCAAATTTGGATATTCTATTTCTCAAAACATCAATACCATTTTCGAGAGACATATTAATATATATATAATCTGATTTAATATCATTCGCTAATGCTTTTGCTACTGTAGTTTTACCAGTACCAGGAGAACTCGAATAC